TCAAGCCGGAGTTCTTCGGGAGTGAAGGCCTGTCCGGTGTCAGCTTGGAAGCGCACATGCTCGCCGCTGGCCTGCTCTGTTGTGCCGATGATGAAGGCTACTTTAACGCTCACCCGAAGTTGGTCCAAGCAAGCGTCTTTCCGATTCGCGAACTATCCGCAAGTGTTCCGGAGCTGCTGCGAGAGCTGCAGAGTATCTCCTACATCGACCTTGGTCAGACTGCCGATGGACACCATTACGGGCGCATTGTGACATTCAACCTTCATCAGCGGATTAGTCATCCGACCGCGAGCAAGATAAAGGGCCTCGCGGTTGACTGGAATGTCTCCCGAGTTCCTCGGGAAGACTCCGGAATTTTTCCGGAGGCCTCCGGAATTTTTCCGGAAGACTCCGCAGAGTCTCCTGAAATTTTCCGCCCTGAAGGGAAAGGAAGGGAAGGGAATAAGGAAAGGAAGAACTCTTCTTGCAGCGAGCCCTGCGGCTCGCTGCGGCACCAAGCGGTGTTCGTGGCCGTTCCCCTCGCAGGCGGCGAGCACTACGAGATCACCGAGGATGCGGTCGCGGAATGGTCCGAGTTGTATCCCGGGATTGACGTAGCGCAGCAAATCCGCAGTGCCAAAGGCTGGCTTCTGGCGAATCCGACGAGGCGAAAAACGAAGTCTGGCATTCGTACTTTTATAAATACCTGGCTTGCAAAGGAGCAGAACAAAGGGGGAAAGAATGGAAGCGATCAAGCACGTCGCGGCTCAAGCGTTGAGCGGGCAGAGCGCAATCACGCATCCTGGGATCAAGCGTCTTCCCGACCTTGAATACGGAAAACTAAAGCTGCTTTGCAAGCAGATGCAGGATCACTATCCTTCGCAGGAGTTTGGGCCCGACACCGTAAAAGGATACCTCTTCGATTTTGAGCGCCTGGCAGTGAAGCACGGGCTTTCCCGGTTCGAGCGGGTCATGTTGGATTTCCGGATTCGGCCGGGGCAGCGATTCTTTCCGCATCCCAGTGAAGTCGCGGAGGCACTGGAGAGTCTTGTCCATCGGGAGCGTGAGGAGGAAAGACTTCGCGCCACAAAGTTTGTGCGCGCTGTGGCTTGCCAGTGTTCGGCTCACACAGACGGCTACGTTATAGTCGCCTATGCGCCGGGGAGACCGAGCGGCGCCTATCGATGCGAGTGCTGGAAAGACTGGAAGCGGGACAAAGATCAGAACGGAGGGGATTGAAATGCTAGATAAGTTTATGTTGGCCAGCGATGAAGCCGTCGACATTTGCAATGGGCTTGTGGAGTCGGGGCGACGGTTGGATCAGGCAGAGCCCCAACTTTCAACGTCGTTTCTGCTGCTGGCGCCGGGAAGTCGTGCCTTCTCGTTCTTACCCGCAAATCTGATGGATATGCTTAAGATGAATTACGCGATGCTCCAGGGCGCTATCGATGATCGCACGAATTACCTGGAACACCTGATCGAACAAATCAGCGTTGCTGAGGCGCGTCTAAAGCGCGCGACTGGCGAGCCCGACACAAGCGTGAACTAAGCACCGACTAAGCCCGAACTTAGATAGTGAGGGCTAAGCCATATGAGCAAGAGATGCAGGCTTTGTGGCTCACCAATTCCAAGCGGTCAGCGTTACTGCGATGCGAAGTGCAGGCTCTTAGCAGTCGGACGCTGCGAGATGGTCACAAAGCAAGACGCGGATGAGGGATGGACCAAGGTCATTCAGGGAATCAGGAAACTTTGGCGCAAAGACTAAGTGGGCCATGCAGCACGGCGACATGCAGCGGGCTCGCGCTGCCTGGTAAGCGGCATTGCGCGGGTTGCGCTTCAACGTCGGCCAAGGTTGACCGCGAGGTGCGAGGCTCGTCTGCGCAGCGTGGGTACGATGGTGACTGGCAGCGGTTCCGCGCGTGGTTCTTGCACCGGCCGGGAAACATCCTCTGCGGTGACTGTAACTGGCAGATAGCGACGGAGGTTCACCACATAGCGAAGGTGCGCGACTGTCCAGAGCGAAAGCTCGATCCGGCGAACTGCATGGCGCTGTGCCGAGCGTGTCACCAGCGCAGAACAAGACGAGGCGAGTGAATCGGAAGGGAGTATCCTGAAAATGGATGGGACGGGGGATAGGCCTGACTTTTGAGAGATTCGGCCATCGCCAGACCGACGCTTGGTCGAATTAAAATGAAATCGTCCCAAATAGTTATTTGCCCGAAGGCCTTGAGAGGTTAAAGCCATGAAGTGCCCGAGCAACTTATCTCCCGACGCGCGACGCCACTGGAACCGGATCACCGCGGAATACGAACTCACGTCGGACGCCGCGATGATTCTCGAAACCGGCCTGGCGAGTTGGGACATGGGCCAACAGGCGCGCGAGTTGCTGCGCAGAGAAGGCCTGGTGCTCGGGACCAAACGGCATCCCGCGCTTGAAATTCTGAAAATGGCTGACACGACGTTTCTTCGGGCGATGCGCGAGCTGGGTCTGAACATCAGCGATCCCGGCGACGTGGGACGGCCGCCGGATTCACTGAGGGCGAACGCGAACGCTCAAAGCGGTCCTGTGGATGACAAGCAAGTGCTGCTCTTCTGATGCCACGGCTGCGCAGGATCGGGCTGAGGCGTCGGACCGGGAGCGTCGACGCGATTCAGTCGGCTCTAGGTTCGCTGCGAGGCTCAGAGCGCGTCCTGGCCTTCTTCAGAACATTTGTGCGCCACACAAACGGAGCTTACCGCGGTCAATGCTTCGAGCCGCTGCCATTTCAGAAGAAGATCCTAGAAGGCATCTTCGATCCTCAATTACCGGATGGACGCCGCAAGGTTCGCGAGGCGCTATTGATGATCCCGCGCAAGGGCGGAAAGACTACGCTCAGCGCCGGCCTGGCGCTGCACGCGCTCTATGACGGCGAGCGTGCCGGCCAAGTCGTCGTCGCTGCGAACTCTCGCGATCAGGCGAGTCTGCTATTCAACAGCGCGGCGGACGCCGTAGAGCAAGACCCCATCTTGCGCAGCCGCTCGATAGTCTCTCGCAGCCTGAAGCGCATCACGGATCGGGTGAGCCTGTCGACGCTTCGTGCTATCTCCGCTGAGAGCGGCACGGCGCACGGCCTGGACCTGACTTGCTGGATTTACGACGAGCTGCACGCCTCTGCAAACGACGAATTGCTGAACGTGCTGCGGACCAGCGTCGGCGCGCGTCACGAGCCGCTGGGCATCGTCATCTCGACGGCGGGCTTTGATCTTGAATCTCCGCTCGGTCACCTATACGAGCACGCGAAGCGATGGGAAGCTGATCCGAGCATTGATCCCTACTTTCACGCTTCGATCTTCGAGGCGACGGAAAGCGATCCGTGGGACGATCCTGCGACGTGGCACAAAGCGAATCCAGCGCTCGGGTATTTCCGTTCGCTCGAAGAGATGGAGATCAGCGCGAATCGAGCGCGGCAGATTCCGAGTTTACAGGACGCTTTTAAGCGCCTCTATCTCAATATCTGGACGGCGCAGGAAAGCTCTTGGCTCGACATGCCTGCATGGGACGCCTGCGCTCAGCAGGTAGCGGCGGACGAGCTGCACGGTCGCACGGCTTACTTCGGCCTGGACCTCAGCAGTAACATCGATCTTACCGCGCTCGTCGCTATCATCCCGCTTGACGATAGGCTCGTGCTCCGCGCCTGGTGCTGGCTGCCCGCTGAGGGGATGCTGGAGCGGGAGCAGCGCGACCGCGTGCCCTATTCGCGATGGGCTAAAGAGGGGCGAATCGAAACATGCCCCGGCAGTGCGATCGACCTGTCTTTTATCGTCGCGCGAATCAAGGTGATTGCCAAGAGCTTTAACGTTGCACGCATCTCGTTCGATCGCTGGGGGAGCACGTCTGTATCTCAGGAATTGACGGCGGACGGCCTGCCTCTGGTGCCAGTGGGTCAAGGCTTCGCTTCGATGTCCGCACCTACAAAGGCGCTGCAGGCAGCAGTCATGCAAAAGCAGATCAGTCACAATGGGTGCCCGCTGCTTCGCTGGCAGGCTGCGAATTGCACGGTCCAGAGCGACCCGGCGGGAAATATCAAGCCAGTCAAGCAGGACCGCTTTCGCCATCGGAAACACATTGATTCAATTGTCGCCGCTGTCATGGCAATGGACGGAGTGACTCGCGCGGCGGGCCCGGGCCTGCTCGACTTTCTTTCCAACCCGATCACGCTTTAGCTGTGGTAATTTGTAAGTGGGCCAGCGAACCGAGAGACGAGCTGGAAGCTTTTGAAGAAAAATGCATACGACCTCATCCTCTCCAAGCACGCCGAATTATCCTCCATCATCACAAAATGCGCAACGGAATCCCGCGCACCTTCACCTGAAGAAATAACTCTGCTTGAGACTCTCAAAGCTGACATAGAGGCCACGCGCTCCGAGTGGGAATCGACCGGACGCAGCGCGTTTCTGGCCTCGCTGGCGCCTGATGTGAGTAAGAGCAGCAACGGCCAGATCGTGCTCAAGGCTGGCGACTCTTTCAGCAAACATCTCGAAGGCACCTATCCCGACGAGTTCAAAGGCCTCTCGCTGGGTAAGCTGCTGCGCGGCTACATCGCGGGCGATTGGTCGGACGCGACGCTGGAGCAGAAAGCTATGAGCAGCAGCCCGCTTTCCTCAGGCGGAATGCTGATCCCGACGCCGCTTGCGGCTGAGGTAATCGACTTAGCCCGCAATCAAACGCGCGTGCTCATGGCGGGCGCAATTACGGTCCCGATGGGAACCGCGACGCTGAAATACGCGCGTCTCTCTCAGGACGCATCAGCGACCTGGACCGCTGAGGCCTCGGACATTGCGCTCAGTGCCGCTGCGTTCGATTCGGTCACCTTCACGGCTCACAAACTAGCTGCGCTGGTGGGCATTGATAACGAGCTGCTCGCAGACGCGGAGAACGCGGACGCCACGATTCAGAACTCGATTGCGAAGGCACTCGCGCTTGCGCTCGACTACGGCGGTCTCTACGGCTCGGGTGCCACGCCTCAGCCGCAAGGATTGCACGGCATCGTTCCTACGCTGGCCTCGGGCGGAGTCCTGACTAACTTCGATCCGATGCTGCGAGCCATTGCCGATGTGCGCGCCGCGAATTTCGAGCCGAACGCAGTTCTCTATAGCTCTCGCACTGCGGACAGCCTGGCTCGCTTGAAAACCGGCCTGGCGGGAGATCAGCGTCAGCTTCCCGGACCAACGGAGTTTGCCGCGTTATCGAAGTACGTCACGAATCAGATCCCGAACAATTTCGGGACCGGGACCAATGAGTCACAAGCCTTCATTGGACAATGGGACGAGCTGGCGCTAGGCCTGCGCGCTTCGCTCCAGATCGAAGTGTCCCGCGAGGGCAGTTATTTCGACGGCACGGCTTTGCAATCCGCTTTCTCACGGGATCAGACGGTCATCCGGGCGATCCTGCGAGCCGACTGGCAGCCGCTCCACACTGCGGCCTTCGCCGAAGTCACTGGTATCTTCCCAAGTTAATTACCGAGGCGGCGGACTAAGAAGGTTCGCCGCCCTTACTTCGACGGAGTGTCCCATGCTCAAAGAATTCGGCGCGTTGATTCGTAAGTCTGCGGCCAGAATCTTCACCTGGCCGAACCGCTACATATCCGAGCAAACAGGATCGCCTTACACTCTCGCGGGTCACGCAATCACAGCGGAGAATTGCCTGGCCTCATCTGCCGTCGCGGCCTGCGTGCGGCTGCTCTCTGAAACGATTGCGAGCTTGCCGGTGCATGTGTATCGCGACCTCGGTAAGTCGAAAGAAATTGCGGCGGACCATCCTATTTACGACTTACTGCATTCCAAGCCCAACGCCTTCCAGACCAGCTTCGTATGGATACAGCAGGCCATCGCTCATTGCCTGCTGCACGGAAACTTCTACGCTCTGATCGAGCGCAACGCGGCGGGCGATCCCGTCGCGCTCTGGCCCCTGGTCCCATCCGGAATGATTGTTGAGGCGGTAGATGGCACGGTGCAATATCGCTACGCCTACGGCGGTCAGCGCAACGTGTTTGCCTTCGAGGACATTCTCCACTTCAAAGGCCTTACGATGAATGGCCTCGTGGGCCTCTCGGTCCTGCACATGGCGCGGGAAGGCATCGGGCTGTCTGTTGCGCAGGAGACGCACGCCGCGACCCTGTTTCGCAACGGTGCGCGGCCTGGCCTGATCCTGCAATATCCCGGCTTCATGAACAATGAACAGCGCATCAACTTCGGCGAGTCCTTCGCGAAGAAATTCGCTGGCGCCTTGAATGCGGGCAAGACAGTTATCCTCGAAGGCGGAATGTCGCTCGAGCCTGTCGGCTTCACCAGCGAGGACTCGCAGTTTCTTGAGAGCCGGCACTTCTCGGTGATTGAAATTGCGAGATGGTTCCGTGTGCCGCCGACGATGATCGGCGATATGACGCGCGTCAGCTACAGCAGCAGTGAGAGCGAGATGCAACTCTTCGCCATGCACTCGCTCGTGCCCTGGTGCGTCAGCTTGGAAGCGGAGATTAATTCCAAGCTGCTGCCAGAGCGGACGCAATTCTTCGTCAAGTTCGATGTGAACTCGATTATTCGCGGCGATCAGCAGAGCCGTTACAGCGCCTACTCGCAGGGCTTGCAAGCAGGCTTTCTCACCGTGGCGGACGTTCGCGAGGCCGAAGGCCTGCCGCACATCGAAGGGACCGAGTTGCTCAACCGGCCTGCCAACATGGTTCCCAACACAGGAGGCAACAATGGAGCAACACACGCAGCAGCTTGAAATCAAGTCCCTCGAAGATGATGGCAGCTTCGAGGGAATCGCAGCCGCTTACGGCAACGTGGACGGCCAAGGCGACCGCATCGAGCCTGGCACGTTCAAGGCAGCGGAGGGCGAACGCTTCCCGCTGCTGTTCGCGCACAAGGCAGACCATCCCGTAGGCTTCGCCACGGTCACTGAGACGCCCGTGGGCCTACTGGTGAAGGGTAAGCTACTCCTCGATACCGTGGCGGGCGCTGAGGCCTACAGCCGCATGAAGGCGGGGGTGCTGAAGGCGCTGTCGGTCGGCTTCAAACTGACGAAGGACGGCTTCAGCATC